GCCGCACCATGCGGGGTTTGTCCTGGTGCGTGGTGATCAAAAACAAGATGCCCTTGAAGAGCTTTTTCATGCCCTCGGCCAAGATCCGCGAGGTCAGCTCAATGCGTCCCTGGCTGGCACTGATGGTGGCGGCCACCGCGGCCTTGGTGCTCGACTGCAAGGCGTCAGCGTTCAAACCCATGGCGGCCTTGCTCATGCCGGTGCGGTCTTCCTTGATCTGGTCAACGTAGTCCAGCATGGGGAATGCGGCCTGGCCCACAAAGGGGGTGTTGAATGGCTGCACCATGCCGGGGGCACGCATCCTGATCACGGCACCCGTCTCGTTGTTGAGCACGTCATCGATGTTGACCTGGCCTTCGACAATCGCGGTCCTGGGGTGTATCGACTGGGCCAAAGAGTCCAGCGTGTTGCGCAAGATCTCGGACTTGATCTCCTGCAAATCATGCGTGATGTCGAAAATCGACATGGACTCCAGGGGCGAGGTGTGGGGTTCTGGATCGCAGGGAAAGTCCACAAATGGGATATAGGCTGCTGGCAGGTTGCGCACAATGTTGTAGCCCGAACCCATGCAACAGATCTTGCGCAGCTCGGGGATACCGTCCCCGTCATAGTCCACCTGAGAGTACGCCTCAACGTATAAAACCCGCTGCATCATGGGGTTGGTCGTGTTGTTGTTGCCCGTGATGTTATTCAGTGGCTGACGCGCCAAAAACTCCTCGTTGGAGTCCAGGTCGTTGGAGGTCAGGTTGTCGCGGACCTCGTCCTCGTCATAGCCCATGGCGATCAACTCGGCCACGGTCAGCATCTGGCGGTGCGCAATCAGGGCAGCATCTTCAAAGGACCGTGCCCGGCGATCAATCACCAACTCTTCGGGCGGCACGGCCATAACCCGCACGCGCCCATCTTTGACAATGCGCTTGATCTGGACATCGTGCAGCATGGGCACTTGCGGCGCCGGTTGGCCTGCAACCATGGCCTGCGCGTTGACCTGGTCGATCATCTCTTGGGAAATGGACGGGTCAGGGTAAGACACAACGATCTTGACCTCGGCATTTTCCTGGGACAAGATTTGCAGGGTCTGGTCATCAAGGCCTGAGTACTCCTCGATGCGGACCTTTTCCTCTTCTTCCCACCAGTACTTTGCAATGCCGCACTTCCTGACCAGGGCATCCTTGAACAAGGCATATGTGGTCATAAACCCGTTGTTGTCAGAGGTGAAGATCAGATTTGCATAGTCAGTGGCCTGCTGCGCACCCTTCACGTCTTCTGGGCCACGGGGGATGTACTCAACGACATTCTCGGTGCTGAAAAACACGCGCATGAGGCTTGGCATCATGGCGCTCACAGTGTCGCGCACCTCCATGGCCACAACCTGGCTTCGCCCCTCTTCCTCGTTGCCAAAGGGGTCCCCACGGTAGTACTCGGTGCCCTTGGCGCGAATGGGACTCAGGTCGGAATCGATGTAGCTGATCGCGTCCTCAAGGTCAGACGTGATGATGCCTTGCAGCTCACTGTCATCCATCTGCTCGGTGGACGCAATGTCGGTGCTTATTTCCAGATCGTTGATCATATTGGGACTTTCTTCAAAACCACATGCATGGACTCAACCGCCCGAGGTGTACGCAGCAATTGTTCTTGAGGCAATTCTAAGTCTGTGCCTGGGCTTAATTTGTACTCAAGGCGCTCCATGTTGAACCGCGAACCCGTCCAACCCAAGTACCAGGCCCATGAGCAGTAATAAACCCATGAGTTCTCGTTGAATGCACGCACATGCGTGGGGTCTTGCCAAGCCCCCAGACTCAGGTCATAGGGCACTGAGATATGCATCTCGCCACCCATCTCCAGCAAATCCCGGCAGTTGGTCATGGCCGCGACCAGATCAGGAATGTGCTCGAGCACGTCAATGGCGATGATCTTGGAGAACGTGCCAGGCCCGATCTCCAGCGGTTCACCGCACCAGTCAATCGTGGTGGCCGCGAGTGGTTTGGAAATGTCAACCAACCAGTCTGGCTTGGCACGCTCCAAAATGTCAGCGTTGACGCACTCAGTGCGCCGGTCGCGGCCACTACCCAGGTTGAGTGTTAAACCACTGTTTTGCATATTCGGGACGGTTCTTTCTCAGCCATGGCGTTGCCTGCTGTATCAACTTGGCGCCATCAAGACCAATTGTCTGGCTGCCAACGTGGTGGACATAGGACCGGGACAGGTAGTGCTGAAACCCGGCGGCCAGCAAATCTGTGCAATGCACGTCATCTGAGTACCAGTTCAGCGGGGGAAATTTCGCCACTTCCCAAGCCTCACGCGAGATCCAGGCAAAGATGGGAGATGGGCACTCCATGGGCATGATGTGCTCCTCCCATGGGTGCTTAAAGTAGTACAGCTCCTCGCCAAACGGGTTTGACCTGATGTTCTGCGTAGCCCTGGACGCATCACACCTGGCAGCCACCCAGCCCAGCTTGGGCACCTGCTTTTTCAGCAGCATCACGTCATCCACCAGCACCTGATAGCTTGTGGGGGTGAGCACTATGTCATCATTTGCCACAACGACAGAGTCAAACCCGTCAGCAAAGACCCGGTCGATCACCTCGTTGTAGCACTCGCCAAACGTGGATGGTTGGCCGTAGATCTGGTGATCGGCATCATGGGGGCCAATGACTGACTCAGGGCCGCGCAAATAGATGGGCACTGTGCTTGCGTACTCTCGCACGCTTGTCATCATCATCCGCAAGCACTTGCCCTTGACGGTGGCAACAGCGATTGGGGAGATCAAAACTGGCCCTGCATCCGCACGCCGTAGTTCATCGGCCCCATGCCTGCGCCCATGTCAGCCCTGTCAGCGTAAAGCCCAAGGCCCATGTTTTTGCCAACCTGCATCAGGTACTGCATCTGCTGCTCACGCCGCAATTGCTCGTCCTGGCCGACACGGTTGGTCTGTCTAACGCTTGCCATGCCAGGCCCAACTGGGCGTTGATACGACATGGACGCGCCACGCGATGGGTCTTGCATACTCTGGAAAACGTCAGCACCCAGTAAACCGCCCATCATGGGCATCTGGTTTCTGAGTGTGGCCTCGTCAACCGGGCCAGTGGGCGTGAATTCTCTGGACATTTCAAGCAGGCCCATGGGAGTCTGGGTGCCCATCGAGCCAGCGATCATGGGCCGCGACTGAGGTCTAACCCCTCGGCCCATCAAACTGGCATAGCCCAGCTCGTTGCCGGTGCCCATCATCACGTCAGGTGGACGGTTCATAAGGTTAAGGCTGCGCATCAACTCTTGCAGTTGCATCTGCTGCTCATTGGGGGGTCGAAACCCACCAGCACCCATTGCTCGGTTCTCGTCCATGTCAGTCCTTCCCACCCACATTGATCGTGATCAAAGAACCCATACCGGCAGAACCCATGTCGTTGCCGCTGTACTCGTCTTCGCCCATGTCTTCGCCTTCATCTTCACCCTCTTCGCTGCCAGCGACCCAGGCGTCACACGTCCGGCTGGCGGCGCACTTGAAGTCAAAGATCTCGCAGTACCCAAGGTCACCGGCCTCGATCATGGCCCAAGGGTCACCCTCGTCACCGATACCCTTGGCGATGCACTTGAGCATCGATTTCTCTTGGTTGAATGCGGAGCAGTTACCGCAAAGAGCTGTCTTTGCGTCCTTCTCGCTCACTTCCCAGTCCTTGGCCTTTTGCATCCAAAACTGCTTATTGGGCAGTGCCGGGTTTTCAGGGCCGTAGGCAGCAGAGTCAATGGCCTTGCCACGGTTCTTCAGGTTCACCGTGATGTCTTGAGTGGCCGTGGGGCACTTGGCGCCATTGGCCTTCATCATCTGCTCGGCTGCGCGTTCATAGTCTTTTGTTGCCATATGTCCTCACCATTTCACTTTGTTTGCCCAGTAGGCCGCGCTCATCTTGCCCTTGGCAATGTTTTGCGCGTGCCTGGCCTTGAAGGCCTCGTTCCTCTTGGACCCGTCAGGGGAACCAGTTGCCCCCTGTTGCCCGAACCTGATGAGCTTGACCTCGCCCCCAGACCGTGCCAGCACCGCATGACTCTTGGTCTTGTGACCTGGCGTGCGCTTAGGTTCGTTGTAGTCTGAGAATGTCTCAGATCCGCGCTTGATCATTTCTTCTTGGCCGTCTTGGCTGCCTGCTTGAAAGCCTTGGCCGTGGGAGCGCCGGGCGAGCCGGGTTTGCGCATCTTCTCTTTGGAGCCAGCGGCGATGCGCTCACGCTTGGCCGCGATGTTGGAGTACAAACCCGCCTTCACTTCATGCCCCTGGTCTTCATGTTCTTGGCAGTGCGAGAGC